TGATTATTGATTGTTGGAGATTACTTGATCCAAGTACATTCAATCAAGTTTGGAATGATTCTTTCCTAAAACTTTATTTAACTGCCCTCGTAAAAAGACAATGGGGTCAAAACCTTATGAAATTCCAGGGTGTAAAACTTCCTGGTGGTGTTGAACTAAATGGTCGTCAAATGTTTGATGATGCAGAAAGAGAACTTGAAAGGATTAGAGAGAAAATGTCATCAACATATGAACTTCCACCTCTAGACATGATCGGTTGATACCATGCTAAATCCCTACTTTCAACAAGGTTCACGTGGTGAACAGAACTTAGTTCAAGACTTAATCAACGAACAGTTGAGGATGTATGGTGTAGAAGTATATTACATCCCAAGACAATATTTAACTAAAAATACAGTAATTGAAGAAGTAATTCAATCAGAATTTACTAGTGCATATCCAATTGAAGCATATGTCAATAATTATGATGGATATGATGGTCAAGGAACACTACTATCAAAATTTGGTATTACAGATCTTGATGATCTAACTCTTATAATCTCTAAAGAAAGATATGAGCAATATATCACACCTCTTATTAGAGATCTCCCAAATATTGAGTTAGCAACTAGACCAAAAGAAGGTGATTTAATATATTTTCCATTTGGTGATAGATTATTTGAGATTAAGTTTGTTGAGCATGAACAACCTTTTTACCAACTCCAAAAAACTTATGTTTATGAGTTGAAGTGTGAACTATTCAGATATTCTACGGAAGTTGTTGATACTGGTGTAGATGCTATTGATGATAACTTTACAGATCAAGGATACATCCAAACGTTCACTACTGCTGGTGTTGGAGAAACTGCTGCAGCATTCACTGGATTGGTCAATGGTGCTCTGAATAGATTCTACATATCAGATACGGGATATGGATACAATTCACCGATAACACTAGGAATATCTACCTCTACTGCCTCCACAGGTGCCGTAGATGCCTCTGGAATCGTTACTGGAAGGACTACATATGGTTCTGGTGGTACTAGGTTCTTAACCATTCAAGGAATAGAATTAACAAATCCTGGTGCTGGATATACTCAACCACCAATGATCACAATAACTGGAAATAGTACTGGAGTTGGTGCAGCTGCAACAGTTGGAATTATTACTTCTGGTGCAATTGGTGTTGTTACAGTTACTTCTGTAGGATCTAACTTTGTTGATGAACCATCTATTACTTTCTCATCACCACCAACAGGATTTACAACAGCAACTGGTAGAGCAATAGTTGATTCTAGTAACACTATTAGTGCAGTTAGAATTACTAATGTAGGATCTGGATATACCGTTGCACCAACAATTACATTTGAAAATCCAAACCAAATTGGAAGTGGAAACTTTGAATATAATGAAATTGTGACTGGAACTTCTGGAGTAACAGGAAGAGTTAAATCTTGGAATGTTGGAACCAAAAAATTACGTCTATCAAACTTAAGTGGTGATTTTATTAATGGTGAGGTTATCACTGGTGGAACTTCTGGAGCACAACATAAAATTGTTATACTAAATACTATTAGTGATAATCCACTAGTCGAAGATAACACGTATGATATTCCTGAGGAATCATCTACTGTTGAAGAAACCACCCCATCAAGTAGTTATGACGAAAACGTCGAAATTCAATCTGAGGGTGATGATCTTCTCGACTTCACGGAAAGAAACCCATTCGGAAGAGTTTAATAGAGTTCTATCATGTTTGAATATTTTTACCACGAAATTCTGAGAAAAATTGTTATTGGATTTGGTACGCTCTTTAACGATGTTACTGTTAAGACAACTGACTCTAGTGATAATGTTATTAATAGTGTAAAAGTTCCTCTTGCATATGCTCCACAACAAAAGTTTTTAGCAAGATTGGAGCAATCAGAAGATTTAAGCAAAACGACTCAAATCACATTACCAAGAATGTCTTTTGAGTTTACTGGACTTACATATGATTCTTCAAGAAAAGTAACTACGACTCAAAAAATTCTTGTCCCATCTTCTTCTGGAGATGGAACAGTTAAAAAGGCATTTATGCCTGTTCCATATAATATGTCATTTGAACTTAACATCTATACGAAGTTAAATGATGATATGCTTCAAATTGTAGAACAAATTTTACCTTACTTTCAACCACAATATAATCTGACAGTAGAATTGGTTGAAGAGATGAATGAGAAGAGAGATATTCCAATCATTTTAGAGGGAATCTCTATGGATGATCAATATGAAGGGAACTTTGAGACTAGAAGAGCACTTATATACACATTAAGATTTACTGCTAAAACATATCTATTCGGTCCTGTTGCAAAAGATCTATCTGCCAAAATTATCAAAAAAGCACAAGTTGCTCATTATGCATCTACTACAGATGGTGATAAGAGTAATAGAGATGTCACATATTCTGTTGTTCCAGAAGCAGTCAAGGATCTTGATGCTGGTGTAATAACGATTACAACTGTAGACATTGATAGAACTGATGAAACTATTTCACTTCGTTCTATCAGTGGTATTGAGGTAGGTGATCTAATTCAGATCAATAAAGAGGTTATATATGTCAAGCAAAAATCTGATAGTGAAAGCAAACTTCTTGTTAGAAGAGCACAAAACAATACAACTGCTTCATCCCACGTATCTGGAACTAATGTAAATAAGGTTGATGCTCTAGATAATGCATTAGTAGAAATTGGTGACAACTTTGGATTTGATGGAGAGTTTATCTAATGGCAAAATACGATGATTTAAATGAAACGTTCAATGTTGAAGAAGAAGCACCTATTGTAGAAGTAGAGGCATCTTCAGAAATTGTCGAGGAACCTAAAAAAGAAAAACCTACCAAGAAAGATGATGTAACAAATGATTATGAATATACGAGAGGTAATTTATATTCAATTATTGAAAAGGGTCAAGAAGCAATAAATGGAATACTTGAGTTGGCACAAGAAACAGAGACACCAAGAGCATATGAAGTTGTTGGACATTTGATCAAAAATGTTTCTGATGCTACTGATAAATTATTAGATCTTCAAAAGAAAATGCACGAGTTGGAGCAAGATAATAAGAAACAATCACCAACAACTGTTAACAATGCATTATTTGTTGGATCAACTGCAGAACTATCAAAACTTTTAAGTAAAAACGCATTCGATAATATACAAAATGAAACCATGAATAAATAGACAGAAGAAGGTTTTATTGAGTAACTTTACGCGGAGTTGAGATGAATACAAGTCCAAAAATTAGGTTAAAGAGATCCCTAACCCCAGGATCTGTTCCCGCCTTAGAACAACTGACCTATGGTGAGTTAGCCATTAACCACTTTGATGGTACTGTATTTGTTCGTCAGGACACCGAAGGTGTAGGAATTGCTACGAGAGTAGTTACGGTTGGTGCTGGTAGAAGTATTGGTAATACTTTTTTTGTTACTGTAGAAGGTAATGATTTAAATAGTGGTCTTACTCAACAAGATGCTTTTGCAAGTGTAAAAAGAGCATCTGAGGTTGCTCAACCTGGTGATACGATTAAAGTTTCAGCAGGTCTTTATACCGAAAATAACCCAATTATACTTAGAGATAATGTATCTGTAGAAGGTTTTGAACTAAGAAACTGCTACATTGCACCAAATAATTCAAATAAAGATTTATTCCAAATCAATAATGCCTGTCACCTAACTGATCTAGCATTTATTGGTAAAGGTGCTGATATTGGTGGTGGTTCTAAAGGTGTTCAAGACGGTGGATCCGATCCTGGATTCCTCGGGGAACCAATGCAAAGTGATAAGGCAGTTATTGCTTTCGTTCCTTTAGAAGGTGTTGCATCAGATAGATATTTTGATGGTGCAAGAATGATCCGTCAGAATGCGGATTACATTGCAGGTGAGTCGGTTGGTTTCCTTACCAGTGGTTTTAGTGGTGTTGCTGGATCTCATAGAGCACAGGATGCTTCAAGACTTATTGATCTAAATGCAGAATATATTGCAGCAGAAGCAGTAGGATTTATCACCAGTGTCAACTATGCTGGTGGTGCATTTACGATGTCATTTAGCACTGCCAGAAACTGTCAGGATGATATCCATGATATTTTAGAAGTAGTAGCACATGATTTAAGAGCAGGTTATAGAGATGGCACTCAAGCAAATAGTAAAACAGTAGGTGCTGCACAGTCATATTTTGTTGGTGGAGCACTTTCACATATTCTAGGTGTTGGTATTTCTGAAGCAACAATCGCAGCAATGGATCGTGCTGCTGGTATTGCAACATTTGCTATCAATAATAAACCATATGGATTTGAAAATGTTGGTAGTGGAGTAACTGTTACGGCATTTAATTATACTCCAAATACTGGTATTGCTACAGTTACAACACTAATTGGTCATGGATTAAGTACAACAGATCATGTTACTTTCTCTGGACTCGCATTTACTTGTGCAACTGAGCACTCTGGTGTAACAACAACTATTTTTCCAGATGGAAGTGCTCCTTCTGGTTTCAACTTCAAGATTGACTCGGATGGTTTATTTAATACCAATCAATTTGTTATTAATGCTGGCATTTCTACTATTGAAACATTCTATACAGCAAGTTCTGGAACAGCAACAACCGTCACCCAATACAGCACTTTTGAACAACAGTTTGATACTGGAGCATCTGCAGGAACAACTCTTCGTGGTGAAAACGTTGTAGGTAATGGTATTTGTCTCAATGTCAACAATGACATTACCGAACTTGTAGGAATTGTAACCAGTGCGATTGGTGCAGGTAATACTGATAGTCTTCCAGGAATTACCACTGGCATGAGACTAGAGCAAAATAAGTGTCGTCGTGATGTTGCAAAGATTCTAAAATCTGTTTGTTATGATATCACCCGAGGTGGTAATACAAAAGTTATTGGTGCTGGCAAATCTTATTTTGATGCTAACGGTAATAGACTTACTGCTCTTCTAGTTGATCCTGATGAATATGAGCAATCAGTTATTGCACTAGAATATTCAAAAGATATTGCAAGAAGGATTATTAATAATGTAAGAGATGGTTCTTATACTATTGGAACTGCATTTAGTATTAGTGGTGCAAATTACTCTCCAACTGCTGGTATTCTTACCGTTACTACCAACGTTGGACATGGACTAACTACAAAAGATACTGTTAAACTTTCTGGTCTTGGA